GAACAAAATTTTCCAGACTTCAAACTTGCAAGCTATCGCGCGCGCGAACGTTTGACGTGGTTTATCACAACTAACGCACTTGAAAAGCTTTATGACTTCAGGTTTGCTCAATATCTCTTGAGCAATCTCACAGACTGGAGCGATTCCAAGCAACAAATTGACGTAACAAACAAAGAAGGCGTGACTGTCTACATTCCTAAGAAGATGGATAAGATCAAGGGAAGCAAGGACTTGCACAAACATAAATCCGGATGAGAAAGTTTACATAATATGTATTATACGCTATGCAAGTTATAAAGGAATGAATTGCAATGACTTACATAGAGAGTAAAAAAACCATTGACAAGACGAAGAGGGGGGGCACCCCGGTCGGAGTCCCAACGATTCCCCTTTACCCTTCCCCTCTGTACGAAAACCTGGAAAAACTGATTAGGGTAAATTTGCCATAAAGGAGTTAATTTGAGGTGGTTACGGATAAGGTTGAGGTTTTGGAGGAAGAAGTTGGTATATAGGCATAGGGATTTAGGTAAGGAGTTAAAGTTAGTTAGGAGGTTGTTAAAAAGGAGGCGTAGGTATGAGAAGAGCAAGAGGGTATTGCAGTCTGATTATTATGGTTTTCTTGTTAAGTAGTTTAAGTGGTTGTGCGGTAACGGAAGGAGTAAGTAAGGGATATAGTGGTTTAAAGACATTTGGGAGTGATTCATTGGCCGGTCTTGGGAAGATTTTGTCAGGCGGTGATATAACGATCAGTATAAAGACGAATGCTGCTTATAATGATAAAACTGAAAAGACGGTGGTAGAGGATGGTGGAGTAGAGGAAGATGGGTGAGAAGGGCACAGGAGAGCGTAGAGAGGGGAAGTTTTTGTGGTATTGTTTGGAATGCCATGTTCATTTTATGGTATTTCAGGATTTAGGTGGTGAGGATCGACCGCCTAAGTGTCCGAATTGTTGGGGGAGGCATACTCAGAGGAAGATAGGGAGAAGGGCGGATGATAAAGAGTATGAGAGGCCATGTCATCCTTATTTGTACTGTATATATTGCAGAAACGTTTTGTATCAGGAGAAGAAGAGTTTCAAGTGCGGGAAGTGTGGATTTGAGATAGATGGGGAAGTTTTGAAAGAATGTTCAAAAGGGGTTCATGGTGGTTAAATCGGTAATGATATATTTGTCTTTGATCGTGGTATTTATTTTATTAAATATAGCGGGGTTGTATTTTGGTGATGATCCTTGCCAGGATGTTGATGGGAAGTGGTCAGGATTTACGGAAGAAGAGTTGATGGAAGGGTATTTGTATGAAAGAATGATTCAGGAGTCATCCTACAGACATAAATGAGGTGTATTATGAACAATGCATTAAGAGACATTAAGCAGGAAGCAATGGATGGAAGTCCGTCAGCTATAAGAGATGTTGCAGGTTTTATTAATATTAAATTTCAGTGTGGAACAATCCCTGAAGTTGGTGTTAATGGAACGTCAATAGAGAATGTAATTAATCTTCTTATTGATAGGTTGACAGGCTTTCAGTCAGGACCGTTTCGTTGCAGGGAAAATGCTTTGGCTATAACCAAGCTTCAGGAAGCGGTCATGTGGCTTGAATTTAGGACACAAAGACGTGTTAGGCAAGGTATTGAAGGGACTCATAACGAGGTTGCTGAAGGCGATACTTCAAAAGGCGATCAGAACAGACCAGTAAAATAACAACAATCAGGTTGGCTCCTGAATTGGAAATTTATGAAAGAATGGAAACCACAGCCGAAGCAGGAACGGTTCCTGGAAAATGATGCTTACGAGCTTTTATTTGGTGGGACTAAGGGGCCGGGGAAAACGGACTGTCTTTTAGCGGATGCCGTGAGGCAGCATGAAGATCCTGAGTACAGGGCTTTGATATTGAGAAGGACGACTCCGAGGCTTGTGGAGATTGTGGACAGGTCTAAAAGATGGTTTATGGGATGGGGCAAGTTTAATAATAAGGATCTGACGTGGACTTTTCCGCATCCTACGATAAAGAATCAGGATGGATGGAAGCTGAGGTTCGGGCATTGTGAGTATGAAGATGATAAATGGAACTATCAGGGGCAGGAATATCATTATATCGGGTTTGATCAGATCGAGGAGTTCACGGTAACACAGTATTTGTTCTTAATGGCTCAAAACCGGACCAGTAATCCCAATATCAAGTGTTATATCCGGGCCACGGCGAATCCTGGGAACATCGGCCATGCTTGGGTAAAGAAGCGTTTTATTGATAAATGCCCTAAAGATGGCACAATTAAGTGGTTTTTAACGGTTGACGGCCTGGAAAGGGAAGTGGAGCCGGGAACGGCAAAAGCCCTTACAAGAGCATTTATATTTTCTACAGTATATGACAATAAAATCCTATTGGACTCGAATCCTCAGTACATACAGGTCCTTGAAAACCTGCCCCCTAAAGAAAGACGGATGCTTCTTTATGGGGATTGGGACGTGTTTTCCGGGATGTTCTTTGAACAGTGGGATGAAAAGAAAATCGTGCAGGACCGGGCCTTTTCTGAAGAAATGAACTTTGCTCTCAGCCTTGACTATGGGTATTCCAAGCCCTCTTCTGTAGGGTTTTGGGTGGTTTTCCCGGATAACCATGTCCACAGATTTAAAGAGATATACCGGGAAAAGCTGAATTATGACGATCTGGCTTATCTGATCAAGGCGGAAATGGGAACCAGGATCAAATATGACTATATGGTGACTGATCCGGCCGTTTTCGGGGATAAAGCGCACCATAGGAAAGGCACAGCCGGGGAAACCGGCGCAGAGATCCTTATGAAGATCCTGGGTATTCCTGTTATGCGGGGGGATAATAGACGCGTTTCCGGTTGGAATAGGATGCGGATGTATATAAAAAATGGAAATGTGACATGTTCTCCTAAATGTGTGGATTCTATTCGTACTCTCCCTCAAATGATACATGATGATAAGAGGCAGGATGATCTTAATACAAAAGCTGAAGATCATGCCTGTGATGATTGGCGGTATTTCTTAATGTCTCGTCCTGAGATACATATGGAGAAAGAAAAAACAGAGGAAGCTCCTGTGTATGTAACGGCTGAAGGACTTCCGGTCATGCCGGACAGGAATAAGTTGCATTGGGACCGTATGCACGAAATCATAAATCAAAAAATGAAAGAAAGGGCACAGCCTGAATCGAATAGTTTTTATTTAGGTAATTTTTGGTGAAACGACTCGCGACAGAAAAAAGGAGAAAAAATGAATGAGATTATAGTTTATTTTCTGGCAGGGGCGTTTGTATTGACCATGATCGTACTGGTGTTTGTGCTCATTTTAAACCAGAAAAACGTACAGTATTTATCTGATCGCATACTGGCCCGCTCCTTGGGAGAGGCAAAGATGCTTGATAAACAGGCCAAAGAAACAGGCCTTGATATTATGTTTCCGATGGATGATGAAACTCTGGCTATGGCAGAAGAGAATAAAAAGAAGGAGCGTATAGTCCGGCTCAGGAAAGAGCAGGAAGTTCTTGATAAACAAATGGCAAAACTTAAAAAGAAATTCGGGTGATGAAAAATGGCTAATATTATAATTCCAGGCAAAAACATGACGCAGGAACTTACTCAGGATCAAAAAAGACTATTAAGCATTAATCAGGACTTTTTTAAAACCGGCATTGATATCCGCCGGCCTTATGAGATCAACTGGTTCCGAAACATGGCCTTTTTCTTGGGATACCATTATATTGAATGGGATAATCTGAGAAGCGGCCTGAAGATTCCTAAGAAACCTTCCTGGCGCGTCAGGGCCGTTGTGAATTATATTCAGCCAAATGCTTTGCATACTGTTGCAAAGCTCTCAAAAAACCGAGCCCTTTTTATGACGGTCCCTTCAGATCCGGCCAACGATAAGGCTACCAATGCCTCTCAGACGGCCAAAGCGATACTTTACTGGATGCAGCAGCACAATAAGACGGATATCCTTGATATGGAGCTAAGGCTTATGCTGTACCTGTATGGGACGGCCTATAAGCAGTGTTTATGGGACACATTAGATGGTGAGCCTATTGTTTATATCCCAGGTGAGGACGGAAAGCCCGGTAAAAGACTTTTTACAGGGGATGTCATGATCCGAATATTGAGCCCTTTTGAAGTGGTATGGGAAAATGGATCAACCAGTATTGACGGAAGCGAAAGAATAGGACTGACGTTTAATATGAGCCTTGAAGAGATCCGTCAAAGGTTCACTTATGGACATTATGTTAAAGCGGAACTTCAGAAAAGCGAAAGCTCCATGGAATCTCAGATGCTTCACCTGATGAGGAAAAAGTTCTATGGAGATACCGAATCGGCCAGAGCCGAGTATGAAAAAGGCAAAGCCGGTGATCCGGACAAAGGATTTGCTTCAGTTAAGCAGTATATGGAGCTTCCAAGCAATAAATACCCAAGAGGCCGGGTTATTCTCCGGGCCGGGGACATTCTTCTTGAAGATGAAATGGACCTTCCAAATGAATATATGATTAAACGTAAAAC